GCCGGGCTGTAATACGATAACTCGAGCAGGGCGGCGCGGATCGCCTGGTCTATGGTGTCGTCTGACCAGATCGCTGATGCGCTGTCGGATAATTCGAGGCGCACGTATGTGCGGAATGTGGCAAGCGTGGTGGCGGTCATGTGCGGGATTTGCGCCTGGCCTGGGGCTGCTTGGGGCTGTGTTCGGGAACCAGGTCAGGATACATCACTTTGTACAGTACTGTCATCGGGACGATATGCTGCTTCCCGGTTGAGTCTACGATCTCATAGGACTGGTCTTCACGGGTGGCGTAGCGCTGCCATTGGGTATTGTCTTCGCCGACGATCTTTGCCAGAGATTGAATGATGTTGTCGCTCATAGTCGCTGTCTCCAATCTACGGACAATCCATAGATGTCTGTGGTTACAGTCCCCGCGCCTAAATCTTCCGCACTGACGGTGACTTTTGCATAGATGCGTTGATCTTGGGTCAGGGTGGGCGGGGTGTCGATGCTGTACACCGAGCGGTAAAAGGTTCCGTCCCAACCTGCGCCGTTCAGGGCCGCGCTGTCGGCGTCGGGGGTGCAGTCTAGCGCGCTGGCGGCGGGGGTGTTGGGGTCGATTACGTGCAGGGCCAGGTCGATCCAGAGTTTGCCGTCTGGTACGTCCGTCAAGTGGTAGATGCTCACGGCGGTGGGCTGGGTGCGGCGGTGGGTGGTGGCGCTGACCGGCAGCAAGATTTCCGCCATCAATACAGCAACACCATCCGGGATTAAGCTGGCGTCGGCGCAGCGCAATTGAGTACTGCTCTTCGTCCAGCCGGTGCTTACTGGCAGGTGGATCAGCCTGGGCGGTATCCACAGGCGCGGATAGATTTCGTGGATAAAGGTCATCGGTCATCCTTGGCCGGGCGGGCGGCGTGTACCCGCCCGGCTATCGAAGGAGGAACCCCGGAGTAAGGGTCTCGGCTCCCTTAACCGGCTATGATGGCTACACGCGTAGGGTGTAGTTGACGCGGGCGGCGAGGATCTTGGGTACAGAGGTGGCGGCGGCGTTGATCGTCATTTCGCCATACAGCACAGTGTCGTCGTCGATCCATTCGGGCGTGGTGATGGTGACGGTCATCTTGTGGATCACGGTCACCGCGTAGCGCTCGGCGTCGGTGTCGTGGCCGGCGTCGTAGCTTGTCGTTACCGTGCTCGCACTCGGTGCGCTGCCGCCGTTGGCGGGCAACGTGGCCTTGTATAGCACAAATTCCACATCGTCGGCTGCGGCGGTGCCGATGGTGTACCAGATGTCAACGGAGGTTACCTTGACGCCCTTAGCGGCGCTGGAGTTCTGCTCGATCACCCCGCTGACCGGGAAATTGAGCACGCTGGTGTTGTCGGCGGCGGATTTGTCGAGGCTCCAGATGTTAGAGGCGACTGCCATTGCCCAGGTTCCCACCGTTGTAGTGATGGCCTGGAGCGGGATTTGCTTGGACATGTGGGTATCGTGTACGTATCCCATTTCGATCTCCTTACACGTTCGACTTGTGCAGGGCGCGCCAGTTTTGAATACCGACGGCGACATAGTGACGAACCTTCACCCGAAACTCGTCATTGCTGAATACAGCCGGGGAGTTTTCGTCACCGGCAATGTAGATCTCGGGCATGATCCCGAAGCGCTCGCCGATGCCGATGCCCGGAATGATATTCGGGTCTGCGGCGGCTGCCCAATCGGTAGTATCTGTCCACTCGGGAACCACCAACGGGCGCGCCACGCCTTTGAACAGGTTTTCGGCGTGTACGTTGCTGTCGACTTTCCACGAGTTCAGGAACACGTCTTCGGCGGTGCCTTTCAGGGCGCGGGGAACCAAGCAGAACGACGGTTCAACGGCCTGGGCGGAGCCGGTGCCATACAGCCCTGTTTCATTCCGGATCAGCATGGGCTGGGCGTACATGGCGCGTGCGACGGCGTCCCAAGCTGTGGCGGAAAAGGCTGTGGTCAGCAGGTTGGCGTGTCCGCCTGCTGTGGTTACTGCGGTGGCGTTGAACAGCGCGCCGGTGTCGGCCAGGGTCGGCCCGACTCCGCTGTTGGCGGTGAAGAGCGCGGCAACCAGGCTGCTGATGTTGCGCATACCTGCGTTGGCAAGCTCGCGGGGAGCGTCGCGCAGTTTGCGTGTTTCGTCGCGGTCGATGGCTTCCAGGGTAATCCCCAAGTAACCGCCATATTTGTAGAAGGTGGCGGTTTCGGGGCTGTCGCCGGTGGCAAGCTCGGTGTACTCGTGGCCTTCAGACACAACCGGCAGCGTTCCGACTGAGCCGAACAGCGTCCAGGTGATATCGTTCAACGAATTGAAATGCTCGGGTTTGGCCAGGTACATCCACCAGTCATAACCGGCGCGCCCAAGCGCTTCCCATTGAGCGACAACGGACTTGTTGAGTGCGTTCTTCACCAGGCCGGTGAAGGTGGCGGTGGTGTGTTGCAGTTGCGCCCGCTCGGGGTAGTATCCGCCGTGCAGGTCGTGATCGCCGGTGAGCAGGTGGTATAACTCGCGGATGCCGCTCAGGCGGTGAACGCTGGCATTCTGCATCTGGGCGGTGCGCGGCGCGCCAAGCATATCATCCACGGCAGCTTGCAGGGCGTCGGCGCTGTCGATCACGTGGTTGACGCGGCCCGCGCCGGTCACCACTTGCTGACTGGCGGCGAGCATCTCCCGGACGGCGTTGATTGCGGTATCCAATTCGGTGGCCTGGAAGATGCGACCGCTGAATTGTGCGCGCACGTGTGCGCGGGCGGGTTCCGGCAGCTTGGAAATCAATAAGCTGCTTTCGAGTAATTTGTCGCACATGCTGACCAGGATTTTATCCTGCTCGGCCTGGGCGGCTGCCTGGCGCTCTTGCTCGCTCTGGATTTGGAGCAAGCGCCGGGCGGCTTCGAGGTTGGGATCCACGGCGGGCGGGGTTGCCGCGTTTGCGGCTGTTTGCGCCCCCTGGGTCTCGTTGGGGGTGGACATAGGTAAGTCTCCTTGGGTGTCGGCGCTGTCGGGTTCTCCGTTCAGCGCGCGGGTGAATTTCCCGCCGCGGGCGGGCTTATGAACAACGTCCACGCTGGCAACATGCACAATGCGTGTGACGGTAGTTCCGTCGAGTACAACGTCCACGTCTGCCGACAATCCGATCGGGATCGGCAGGTCTGGATTGGCCAGCATTTCACGGGCCAGGGTATCCACGGTCGGCCCCATCGGGCCGGTAGTTACCAGGGTGGCGCGGATGGCCTGAGCGCTGGCGTCCCACTGTGGGGTTTGCAAGATGCCGCAGAACTGCTCTACCTTGCGCGCTCGGCTGGCGTCGTGGTTGACGAAGGCGCTGGTGTTTGACCAGAGCGGTACGCTGGTTTGCAGCACGGCCGGGGGGAAGGTCAAGCCGTTGCCTACGCCCGCGCTGATGGTGACGACTTCGAAGCGTCCAGGCTCCTGGGCGCTGGCTTGCAGTTGGATGATGGTAGATTCTTCGCTCATACTAGCTCCATGTGTAAGTATGTCATCAGGTCGAGCACGGCCTGGATTGCTCCGGCCTGCGCTGCGCCGTAGTCGCTGCCAAGCTGTACGGCGATGTCGAGTACGGTCGTGAGCGGTACATTGTCGATTTGCAGTCTTCGAAGGCGGTAATACGCGGCTGCGGCAGCTTCCAGGCTGATGCCGTTGCTGTCTGCGGCGGCTTGCAGGGCGGCCAGGGTGCGCGGGCCGACTCGTAACACCACACCACCCAATAACACGATCTCGGTGTAGCTTTCGCCGGTCTCGCCGCATTCCAGGAAATCGGGCTCGCCGGGTGGCTTGGGGTCGTTGATGCCCACGCCCGGCTTGGTTGGGTCTTCGGGAAAACTGATCGGGTCGGGATAACTCGGTTCCTGGGGGTTGGTTGCGCACGGGTCAGGCTTCGAAGGCTTGAAAAAGCGTCCTGACCGGAAATAACTTCCGGCGAGGGGCTTACGAAAGCGGGTGATTGCGCGCGGTTTCTTGGCCACATTAGATTTCTCGGATCGGGTCGCGCTTCGAAGGCTCAAGCGTCTTCGGCGCGCTGGCTGTGGCGGTATTCGCCGGTGTCGTGGGTGGCGGGGCTTCTTTGCCGCGTTGCAGCAGGTCGGTGATGTCGGCGCTCTCGGCGGCGAAAGCGTATACCCCGCGCAGGAGTTCTGTGTCGTCGATTAACCCGCGGTCGCGCAACACGGTGAACACGGAAAGCGCTCCGCTTGCGGCGGTGGCCATGGCCACGTTATCCCGACCGCTGATGTCAGTGGTACGGATCGTGAGTTCGGCGCGCTGGCTGATATGGCTATCTACCTGGGCGCGCCTGTGGCGGGCAATCTCCGCCAGACTGAGCAGGATGTCCTTGAAATAGCGCTGGCGCTGCTCGTAGCGCCGGTACGTGGGGCCGCCTGCGGCTTCGGCGGTCGTCCTGGTGCTTTCTTCGGGTTCGGCCAGGAAATGTAACGGGGTGCCGGTTCCGGCAGCGATCATTTTCTTGATCGCTAATCCGTCTTCGCTGGCTTCGAAGGAGTCGAGTTGGGGATGTAGCACGCCCCATGTTTCGGTCTCCCGCAGCACAAGTACGCTGCCGGGGGTGGGGGGGTTGGCGTTGATAGCCAGCTCTCTGCGCCTGCGTTCGTCTTCGCTGGCAAATTTGCCTTTGACAATGTACATGAACGACTGGCGGTAGCGATTCAGGCGCGCCCGGTCTTCTAGCCAGGTGGTATAGCGGGTCAGCCACTTGATTACCGGGGCTAGATCGCTTTCGCCGAATAGCGCGCCGGTAGGCTTGTTGACGGCAAAATGTATCATCACCACGGGCCAGTTTCCGTATTCGTCGGGTTCGTCGCTCGACTCTGACCAGGCTGTCCAGGGTTTGCCGCGTGCATCCATGCCCGGATTTGTCCAGTCGGGGCGCTCCCAAAAGACGTCTCGGGGTGGTTGGGACATTCTACGGTCATTGCGCCGCCGACTACGTACTGCGTGGTCAGTTCCACGATACGGCGCGCCATGGCGTTCTCTCGCCATGCGTTCAGAGCGTCGGTGAGCACGCTGTCTCGGTCGGCTGGCAGCCGGTCGCGGGGATAGGTCGAGCGCGTGATCTGCCAGTCCGTGCTATCGTCGATGGCGGCGGGGCTGGCCAGGGTTACGCGCCGGAACAAGCGTGCCAAAGTGGCTTGGATCGGGTTCAAAAGACTCTCTCCATTTCGAGCGGGTCCCGGCCGGGGATGATGGTTGTTTCGCCGGTGTCGAGGATCCAATCTTCTACGCTGTCGAGTACAGCGACCAGGGCGGCGGATAATAGTAGATCATCGTGGAGCAGTTCGCCGGTCAGGGTGTCGCGGGCGTTGTCGGGCACACTCCAGCGGAGCAGCTTTCCGGGGCCGGGGACGACTTCGTACTGACAACCTGCGGCCTGGCGGGTAAACAGGCGTTGCAACGTGAATACCTGGCTATCGGGTTCGGTCGGCAGGTAGTCGGCGAATCTTCCGGCGTCAATCGCGCCGATGAAGTCCCAACCAAGTTTACTCTTGCTGGCCTGGTTGAACAGGAACTTAATCACCTTCTCGCCCAGCGACCGCGCCAGGAAGGACGCCAGCCCTGCGCCGGTGCCGGTGGCGTCAACTATCAGGTAGGCAGGCTGCCACTCGTCCGCCAGGCGCAGCAGGGTGCTGTATGTGTCGGTCTGGCGCGCTCCCTGCCAGGCGTAGCGGTTCACTACCTGGTAGCTCGGCAGCGTGCCTTCGGCGCTGGCTTGCAGGTTCACCCGGACGATAGTTAGGGCGGTGCTGTCCCGGCGCGGGTTGTCCAGGTGCGCAATGTCGAGCGTTGCGCCTTCGTCTTCGCCTGCTACATCCAACAAGAAAGCGTAGGTCTCGCCGGGAAGCGGGGCGTCGAGCGGGGCGTGGGTTCCCTGCAGGGCGTGCAGGCGGGAAGGCGGAAACATTCCGCCTTCGGCGTCTATGGTCTCGCTGAAGTACTGTGTCCGGATCAGCGGGTGATTGCGCCCGCGGGCGGCGACTTGCTTGGTGACATAGGCGGCATACGCTGGTACTTCTGCGCCTACGTCGTCGGCGCTGATTTGGAACACGCGCCGGATTCCGTCTTCGGCCTGGGCGGCCAGGGCGGATTTTAGCTCACGGGCGAGCAGGGTATTGGATGTCCAGGCGGTTCCCCAGAAGGTGGTGGTGGCGTTGGTGGATGCCGCCATCGGCCCGAAGTCCTTGTCCCATTTCTCTATGGCAACGTCTTGCGCTTCGTCGCATTGCAGCCAGGTCGACGCGGTAGCGCCTACCACGTTTGCGCCAGGGGCGGCGGAAAGGAAATATTCTCGGGCCTGGCCTACTCGGAAGATGTATCCGGACTCTCTGGTAAACCGTCCGCGCGCGATCATGTTGCGGGTTAATACTCGCTCCAGGCGGCGCATAGCATTGAGCGCCTGGGGTTTCCAGGTCGGCTGTGCTTTCACGATTTCCGCCGGGGTGTTTTGTAACAAGGTCAACACGTAGGTCTCGATCTGCGCTTGCGTTTCGTTTTTCCCGCTCTGGCGGGGAAACATCACCACAAAGGTTAAGCCCCTGCGGTGAATGATGCTGTCTACGATGGCAATAGCAACTTCTTGTTGATATCTTCGAAGCTTGGTTCCGCTGGCGTGCTCGCTGAACAAGATAACTGATTTGAGGATTCGGCGTAGTGCGTCGGTAAGGGATGAATCCATTTCATGGTGCTAATAGAGTCCGGATCAATAAGATGACGGATAACAGTCCTCCGCCGGTTGATAAGCTCGCTAGCAGTTTGAACTGCGTGGCGGTGGTAGTCAGTTCGCGTAGTCGTGTTTCGTGGTCGTTGCGCTCGCTTTCCAGGTCGGCCAGGCGTTGCAGCAGGGCGGCGTGTGCGTTGTCGTCAATCTCTGTGTGGTGGGTCAGTTTGCCATCCAGCACGGTGATTTGATGCACCAGGTTGTCGCGGATATGGGCGATCTGCTCGGCGACAAGGGCAGCTTCGGTCATTGGTCAATCTTCCATTCGGCGGATATCTCCCGGATCAATGACTCAATCAGTTGATCCAGGCTGCGCAATAATCCACACTCCATGTGATTGATTCCACAACTCGGGCATACGCGCCGCATGGAGTAGTTGATCTTGCGGATCGTCGTGATCATCTCCTGCGAAAGTGATTGTATCCTGGCGGTGTCGCTCTCGATTGTACAGCGCGGATCGGGGGTCGGGATATTCATCTGATGCCAAGCTCCTTCGTTACACTGGCCAGGGCTGCCGACAACGCGCTGTTGATGTCGTTGGATTGTCCGCTAATACGTTGCTGCGCCTGTAACAGGGATGATATCCGGATCGCTGCCGCTCCCAGGGCGTTGAGCGTGGCCAGGCTGGTATCAAGCTCGCTCTCGTCATCGGCAGCGCTGGCGATCTCGAATAAGCGCCGGGTGGCAATCCGGAGCATGTTAATCTCGTGATCCAGGCTGGTTGCCTGGTCGAGTTGGTCGAGCGCGCCAAGTTCGGTCGGGTGAAAATGTGCGCTGTACAGCCCATGCCGGCGGGCGTTCTGGTTTCCGGGCTGGCCTCCACGTTTGCGACTGGCGGTATCGGTGGTCATGCGGGCCCTGCATCTTTGATCATCGCCCAGGGGGTAGCGATCGGTAGCTGAATTTCCGTCGCGCCATTCCAGGCTTGCAAGACTCGCCCCCACGGCAGGTTATCTACCTGGCGTCGCTCGTCGATCAGGATCGTTGCGTTCGGCGGTAGGATGCCCATGATTTGCCCGCTGCCGGGTTCCCGGCGTAGGTTGCGCCCGATGTTGGGCATTCGGAGTGTCTCGGTCTCGGCGGGGGTTTCGGGCGTTTCCAGGATGGCGATCACGGCCAGCAGGCGCTCTTCGCTGACGTGTACCACCCGAACGACCGGGGGCACCTGGTTGGCATGGACGGTGACAATCCAACCAACGGCGCTCATTTCGGCGGGAACCATTGCTTGATCAGGCTGTATCCGCCCGGCGCGCCTGCGCCCACACCAAGGGCGAATAAGAACAGGTCGATATAAGCGGCTGCCGGTGGGTACATGCTGCGGGCCTGGAACAGGGCCGCCAGGGCCGCGCCAAGGAAGAAAGACGTCCATCGAAGGGCGTTTCCGCTTAAGCCGCTGTCTTTCATCAATTGGGTGATGGCAGCGGTCAGGGCAATCAGGGCGGGTAAGGTGATGTCCATGGGGAGTATCCTTTCGTTTGAAACGATTATAGCACAAATGTTTCCTGAATGCCTACAGGTGGGGGTATGCGGGGTCGTCTATCCCCCATGGGTGGGGGTGCGGGCGGGCTTGCAGCGCGTGCGGGTGGGTGGGCGGGGTGCGCGGATTGGGTCGCGGCGGATGGGGAGAAATGGAGCGAAAGGACTGGCGGTATCACTCCGGAGGACTGACGGACTGCCCGCGGGTGATCGGAGGGTACCAGGCTGATACATGGATCGATGCCCTGGCGGGCTGGATCGCTGGCCAAAAGAAGCCTGGGCGGGCGAAGCAGGGGTTTACCGTTCGTAGCGCGTGCGGGCGCGGGTCGCTGTGGGTGGGTGGGCGGGCCCCGGTCTTGTGC